CGGAACTCTTTGAGTTCCTCTTCCGTCATGTTGCTCACTTTCTCCTGAAGCTCTGCTCTCTGCTCCGGAGTCATGTCCTTGGTGTATTCACTAAGGATGTCCTTGCTCTGTTCTGCCATGATTATTCCTCCTTTTCCGTTTCATCATAGTCTAATGTGATGGATGTCTTGGTCTCCACCAAGATGCTCTTCCGGATGCCCTCAATGGTGGCATCAATCATCTCTTCCGGAAGAAAAGCTTTGATGAGTTCCCCGTTCTTGATACGGTAGATGTACCACAGCTCCACGTCAAAGTCCGGAACTGTTTCCCCTTCAGGAACCAATACAGAGATGAGAGTCTCCTGGTCCTTCTCAAACTCTCCCTTCAGTTTCTTCAGGAGGAGCTTCTTCTGCTTGTCATCCGGCTTGATGCTCATTTCATCAAGGAACTCCTCAAGTGTGGTCTCAAAGGTGTAGTCACCTGTGAAGATTGCCTTCATAGCCTTCTCAAATTTGCTGTCAAATTTGTAGGTTGTCTTGGTCTCCTCTTTGACCTTCATCTTGTATACTCCCTCACCCACAAGCTCCTTCAGCTTGTCCGGGTTCAGGATGTCAAGGCTCATGCTGTCTGTGATGGCAGCACTACCCTCATCACCGTAAAACTTCACATACTTCACATTGTGGTCTTCCATGATAGCCAATCCTCTAGCCTGAAGCTCCGCCTTGTAGCTGTTCATCATAGCCCGGCTCTTCTTCTGTTCACGGTCAAGCCACACACATGCTCCAATGAGCTGTTCATTGGTCATGCTCTTCACTGTCTGCTGTTCCATTACTGTCCTCCTCCTAACTTCTCAAATGCTTTTGTTGCACAGGCTTCACAGATACCCTTCCCATGAAACTCATGCACACCCTCTGTCGTTCCGCAAAAATTACAACGGAGCGTGTACGGTTTTATTCTGATTTCACCCTGATGCTCTTCCACAATCATAGGGTCTTTTGGCTCAATGCCAAGTTCTCTCCTCATTGCCACCGGGATACTGATTGACCCGTGGCTTGTCATCTTCTTGTAAGCTGTACTCATGTGTCTGCTCCTTTCTAGGCATCCAAGATGTCCTTGATATAGTTGTACTGGTCAACCAACTTGTACTCATGCTCACCCTTTTCCCTGACCTCTTCAGAGAACTCACGGAGCCTGATGGCAAGTTTCAGAACTTTGGCAGCTCCTACAGCCTCAAGTGAGGCTCTTGAGCTCATCCCTTCTCTCTGACAAAGCATGTAGGAGATGGCATCCATGAGGTAATGCTCCCATATAAAGCAGTCACTACTTCTGCCATTCCACTCTTTCCTTGCTTCATCAATGAACTTCTTCCGGTTCAGCTTCGGCTTATCCAGAGGAAGCACTCCTTTGTCCTGCATCCTCTTCTTGAACTCTGCCCTTGCCTGCTTCTCCTTATTGGTCAACCGTTTATTCTTCGCCACTATATACCACTCCTTCCTCTTATGAGCTGTCATCCGGGTCAAGTTTTCCTGCCCGGAGCTGTTCCTCTAGCGTTTCCATTGCAGCAAGATGGATGTCAAGCATGTTGTTCTTCACATCATCCATATCCAGTCCACGCTTCAGACCTTCCATGCCAACGAACACCTGAAGGAAGCCTGCTATCTGTGCCAATTCCTCAACACTGATGTCCTGTCCCTCAAAGTTGACCTTGTCATCCCTGACTGTCACTATTAGCTTGCAATCCCTCATCCTGCTCCTCCTTCTCCTTCTGCCTCTTCAACATACTCTTCAGGGCTTCAATGAGCTTTGAGCATTGCTGATAGTTCAGCCACTCAACCGCACTGACACCAAACATCTTCTGACACATTCCATTGACCCTTGCAGGCTTGTCCCATCCAAGCTCCTGCGTGAGCTTGTATATCTTCTTCCGTTGGTTCTCTGTGACTTCACTTCCGTTGTATCGGTTCCTTCCACGCTCTGACTTCTTAGCAGAGTCCTTCATGTTACCAAGTACACGGATGACAGTCTGAAGCTCCCTTTTGTTGAGAGCCTTGATACTGTCCTTTCCTGTATGTGCCTGCACAAGAAGATGCAGCTCCTCATCCGTGAGCTTCAGCTCCGGACTCTTGGCAATCCCCCACACCCTCTTGATACTTGGCTGTGATGCATTTCCTGCCATGTCACACCCTCCTTGCTGCCATGCTACGCTCCATGATGCCCTTCTGCTGTGGTTTCAGAAACTCCGGTATCTGAAGCTCCCTGTGTCTCTGCTCCTCAATGGTATCTGCCTGAACGGACACATCCGTGTATCCATAATTCTGAATAGCTGCATAGATACCTGACAGTATCTCATGTCCAATCTCTGCCTCATGTTCTCCTCTGATTACAACCTCAAACTTCTTCATGTGTCTTCTCTCCTTCCTACAGCATCATCATGTTGGATGCTTCACTCACAATCTTCATGGTTATACGGGTCTCACCCTTCTGCTTCAGGATACGGAGCACGTTGTTGAGAGTTCTGTCCAACAGACGGAAGCATCCGCTTTGTGTGTTGGTTGCCCGGCTTATCATCTCACCCATGGCAGCCTCATCCACCTCATATCCTTCAAGGTAGTCAACTACTTCATTCTTGGACAGTCCCTTCAGCTTGTAGTAGAAGTCCATCCTGTTAGCGAACCGGGCAAGATTGCCCTTCAGCTCTGTCTCAAGTCTCGGCTCTCCGGCTATGACAATGCCTACATCAGACTGGTCAAAGATGCCACGGAGTATCTCCATCTTCTTCTGTGTGTATTTGTTGATGAGCTTGTCTGCCTCATCAATGATGAGTAGGAACCCTTCATTGGTATTGAAAAACTCACGGATACGGTTGACTCTGCTCCATATCGTTCCACCGTAACCCTTTGGGAGTCCTATACCGTTCTCAATGGCTTCCACCAAGTCTCTGCAAGCCATTGTGTCATCACACTCAATGTATGCCACCCTTGGAAGCTCTGCATATTTCTTCAGGGCGTGTGTCTTTCCCTGACCGGATTTTCCAACGATTATCCCAAGCCCCATGTACTCCTGACATGCCTGACACACACCAATAGTCTGCACAAAGTCTCTGCTCTCAAAGAACTCCACCTTCTTCTTGAGTTTGCCTGCTCCTGTAGGTACGCTGTTCTCCGGTTCCTGACCTTCAGCAACGCCTCCGGTAGCGGCAAGAAACTCTCTGACCTTCTTCTCAAGCTCTGTAGGGTCACTTGCATACTTCCCATTGAGGTACTGACTAAGTGCTGCTCTTGAGTAGTTCATCTTGAGAGCTGCCTCTGCCTTCGTCATCTTCATCTCCGCCAGTCTCTCATTCATCTGCTCTGCCAATGTCTTCTCTGTTTTGTAGGTATTCAATGCTTCCATGTTTACAACCTTCCTTTCCTTCAACCTTATTTCATATTTTCCAAGTACGCCGCCGCAATCGAAAATGCCAACCACGCCAATTCAACCAATGCTATAACTGCCATAACCACAAGGGCAGCTCCAATCAATATCATCCTGACCATATCATCCTCCTATAGCTCTAAGCTTCTTGAGGGCGTTTTCTGCCTGCCTGCTCATGTATTCGCTGTCCGCTTCAGGCTCTTCTCTCTTCTCGGCTCTGAAGCCCTGCTGATAGGTTCTGTCTGTAGGTATCGTGATGACCTTTGCAGCCTTCTCCTGCTTCTTTCCACCTATCATCAGCTCAATACCACCTGTAGTCTCATTGAAGCCAACATACTGCTCATTGAGCTCCTCAAACGGTCTTCTTGCCTCTTCAAGTCTTTCCCGGTCACGCTTCTGCTGTCTCTTCTGCATCTTCAGGTGCTCCTCAAGAGCTTTCTGTGTAACCTTCGGAGCTATCTGAAGAAGTTCCTGACAATATGCTTCACAGATACGCTTGCCCTTTTGGTCAAAGACATACAGGACAGCCATGTCATCCGGGTCATACTTGATGTCAACCTTCCGCCCGATATAGTCACAAAGCTCATCAGAGCGGTACTCATATCCCCACTTGGTAATGCCAATGTTACGGACAAGCACGTTCTCTGACTTCATCATCAGCATGGTTGCATAGCTCTTAGGCGGTGCCGCCTTGAAGTATCTGTCCTCATTCATAAAGCAGTCATAAGGCTTCTTGTAGGTCTCTCCCATCTTCTTCAGTCCGGAGTGTTCCGTGTGCATGTAGACCGTTGTGAGCCATTCATGCCACTTCTCATAGAACTCTTCCAGTGTCAGTAGCTCTCCTCTCTCAAGCATCCGCTTGATGTCCTTATCCACCTTGTCAGAGGTCTTTGAGCCTGTCAGTGTTCCGGTGTATGACTTCATCCAACGGGTGAACTTATTGCACACGGTACGGAAGAACCTCTCAATCTGACCTTTACTCCATGGCTCATAAGGAAGAGCCCTGTGGTCATCCTTGATGCCTATGCTCTTGTAGAAGCCCATTGTCTCATTGTCAAAGCTCATGCCGCTCCGGTCATTCCTGTCTCTTCCTGTCATGGTCTTTGCTGTGTAGTCCTTACCATTGTCTATGTAGAGATACTCCGGAACTCCTCCCGGCTCTGAATATATCATCTTGAGTAGGCTCTGCTTCAGGATGTCAGAGTTGGCATCCTTGCACATCACATCTCCCATGATGACCCTGCTCCTCATGTCTACCCATGCAGCCAAGTGTGGCTTGATGGCTATAACCTTGCCATTAGGCTGCTTGTAGCTCACCCAACAGTCAAATGTGTGCTCATCACCCATGACAATCTGCATCACCTGAAGACCCTTGGTGTCTCTGCTTCCTTTCACCATGACCTTATTCTTGTACTCACGGGTACCACGGGATGCAAGGAACCAAGCGTTCCTCATTCCCTCATCCTCCATGAGGTAACTGATGTACCTTGTCACCGTCTGATAGGATGGTATCTTCTCCCACTTGTTTATATTGGCAATGGCTGTCAGCTTCTCATACAGCATCTCACGGGTTCCTTGGTTTCGGGCAAAGTCCTCATTGAACCATATATTCTTGATGACCTGTTTGACCTCCGGCTTGATACTTGGAAAGCATCCGGTCTCTTTTGGCTTCCGGCACAGGCAGAGAACCTTGAAGAACTCACGCCCTGCTCCGTCTTCCTTCTCAAGCTTGTCCGCCCATGCGGATGCTTCAAGGTATGCCTTGGTGTATCGGTAGAGTGTCCTCTGACCTTTTCCAAGATACTTCTGTGCAAACTCTTCAGCGTACTTTGTCCGGTCTCCTTCGTCATACTGAAGGAACTTTCTGACCACGTTCCCAAGCTCCACAGCCTTGTAGTATCTCTCCTTGTAGTTTTCAATGTACCAATCAACATCAGTATTCACATACCATGGCACTTCCGGCTTCTGCTCATCCTCTTTCTTGTCCGGAAATTCTTCCGTGAAAGATTTCAGCTTCTCCCGTTCCTTCCATGCGTTCCTTGCCTGCTTGGACAGTGAGGAGACCGCCACAAGTACAACATCCCTTCCTCCTGTCTCTGACTTCTCGGTCTTGGTCACAAAGTTCTTTTTATTTCTCTGTGTTCTTCGTGCCATTGTCTGATACTGAACGCCTTCCAGTTCCGCCGCTTCGCTCAATGTGACATATACTTCAGCCAAT